TATCTGGAGAACATTCTTAAACAGATAACAAATAGGACTTATCAAATTAAGAATGCCATTGAGTTTATGAGATTCACTGCTGGACTAGGATAATGGAAGAACAAGCAGACTATCTTTTAAGTTTAACTATAGAAGATGTGCATTTATTACATCACTGTGTTTGCAGAAGGATTGAAACTTGGGAGGGACACCCATCAAGGCATCCCTCTGAACAAGAGCATCTCTACTATCTAAGAGATCTATTGTACAAGATAATACTAGAATATAAGTTTGAAAACATGTGATAAATATCTTCAAGTGAAGATATATTATGGCAGACCTTGTTATTCAAAAAGTAAATGAGGTTTATCTAAAGGTAAACACTGAACCTCACATTGAGTATGAGTTGAGGGACAGGTTTACCTTTGAGGTTCCAAATAAGAAATTCATGCCTCAGTACAGAAGCAAGTACTGGGATGGATATGTGCACCTCTTCAATATGAAAACCAAGAGGATCTATGTTGGTCTTCTGGATAAGATTGTTGCGTTCTGTGAGAATGCTGGTTATTCTTATAAGTTTGAAGATAATAAGTTTTATGGTCCTCCATTTGAAGTCAATGAGATGATTTCATTGGAAGGTGTGAAAGATTATATGAAAGTGCTTTCTCCTGATATCACACCAAGAGATTATCAGATTGAAGCAGTTTATGAAGCACTGAGATATAACAGAAAACTTTTAATCAGTCCTACTGCTTCTGGTAAGTCATTTATGATTTATTCAGTGGTTAGGTACTTTGTATCTAAAGGGAAGAAGATCCTCCTTGTAGTGCCCACTACATCCCTTGTAGAGCAGATGTATAAGGACTTCCAGGACTATGGGTGGGATGCAGAGAATCACTGCCATAGAATCTATTCTGGAAGGGAGAGAAGTAATCAGAGTGATGTAACTATTACCACTTGGCAATCTGTTTATCAACTAGAAAGGTCATTTTTTGAAGATTATGATGTAGTTATTGGTGATGAAGCACACTTGTTTAAGAGCAAGTCACTGATAGGTATCATGGACAAACTTCATCATGCTAAGTATCGTTATGGGTTCACTGGAACACTAGATGGTACACAAACTCATAAGTGGGTATTGGAAGGATTATTTGGTCCATCATATAAGGTTACTCAAACAAAGAAACTAATTGATGAAGGACACCTTGCAACATTAGATATTCAGTGTCTTGTTCTTAAATATAAACCACAGAAGTTTGATACCTATGAAGATGAGATTCAATTTCTTATCTCACATGAAAGAAGAAACAAATTCATCAAAAACCTTGCTGTTGACTTAGATGGAAATACTCTTGTACTTTACAGTAGAGTGGAAGCACATGGTAAGGTACTTTATGAATTAATAAATAGCAGTGTCAAGAATGGTAGAAAAGTTTTCTTCATTCATGGTGGTGTAGATGCTGAAGATAGAGAACTTGTAAGAAAGATTACTGAAGAAGAGAAAGATGCAATTATTGTTGCATCCTATGGCACCTTCAGCACAGGCATCAATATTAAGAACTTACACAATGTTATTTTTGCCTCTCCATCAAAATCTAGAGTTAGAAACTTACAGAGTATTGGTAGAGTCCTAAGAAAAGGCAAAGATAAAGTCAAAGCTAGATTATATGACATTGCAGATGATTTAACTATTGGTTCAAGAAAGAACTATACATTGAATCACTTTATTGAAAGAGTCAAAATCTATGTACAAGAACAATTTAACTATGAGATCATATCAATAGACATCAAAGATTAGGGAGGGTTTGCTTATGATGGAAGATGATTTTTATGCAACAATAAAACTCAAATGTGGTGATGAAATCTTTGCTAAGGTAGCAGCATCTGATGAAGGTGATAAAATCTATGTGGTTATCACTAACCCTATTGTTCTAGAAGAGATCAAGGTTAGAGGAAAGATGGCAGGATATAAACTTGAGCCATGGTTAAAGACCAGTACTGAAGATATGTTTATTCTTGAATTGGATGACATTCTTACAATGTCTGAATCATCTGATATTGAGATGATTACCAACTACCAAGACTTTGTAAGAAGATCTGATCAGACTACTCAGATGAAACCCACTAAGAAGATGGGATATATATCTACAGTATCTGATGCTAAAGAGATCCTAGAGAAGCTTTATAATCTCTAAGTACTTAAAGCTATAACTGATCTTTAATGGCAACAAACCTAGTCTACTGGGCATTCAAGAACTTGTCAACTATTGACTTCTCTGGTAAAATGAATACAGAGAAACCTATTTTATGTCTGTTGTATCACCTACCTTTAATGCAATGAGAAGAGGTAAGAACTCCGAACACTATGTGAATAACAAGGAGTTCTTGGAAGCTCTTGAGATTTATTTTGCTGAGGTGAAAAGGGCAGAAGAAAGGGGAAAGGTAAAACCACAGATTCCCAGATACATTGGTGAATGTTTCCTTAAGATTGCTAATCACTTATCATACAAACCAAACTTTGTGAACTACATGTTCAAGGATGATATGATTTGTGATGGTATTGAAAACTGTGTGAGATATATCCACAACTTTGACCCTGAGAAATCTAAGAATCCCTTTGCATACTTCACTCAAATCATCTATTATGCATTCCTAAGAAGAATCTCACAAGAGAAGAAGCAATTGGAAGTCAAGAATAAGATTCTAGAGAAGACTAACTTTGATGAAGTCTTTGATGCAAATGACCTTGATTCTAGTAACTACTCTGACTACAACTCAATTAAAGATTCAGTTCACAGTAAATTGAGGTATTGATGAAAGTTGCCATTATTACTGACCAACACTTTGGTGCTAGAAAGAACTCAAAGTTGTTTCATGATTATTTCCTGAAGTTTTATCAGAATGTATTTTTCCCAACTTTAGAAAAAGAGGGTATCACCACTGTTGTTGATATGGGTGATACCTTTGATAGTCGTAAGGGTATTGACTTTTCTGCTCTTTCTTGGGCAAAGGATCACTATTATGATAAACTTGCTGACTTAGGATGTACTGTTCATACCATTGTTGGCAATCATACTGCTTACTATAAGAATACTAATTCTGTCAATGCAGTAGACCTTCTTCTGAGAGAATATCCAAATGTTCATGTATATTCTTCTCCCACAGAAGTAAAACTGGGAAATTTAAACACATTAATGGTTCCGTGGATTAATCAAGAAAATGAAGAAACTACTATCAAACTTATTCAAGCTACAGATTGCATATGTGCGATGGGGCACCTTGAACTCTCAGGATTTAGAGTTAATCGCCAAATCATCATGGATCACGGTCTTGAGAGCAAACTATTTGAGAAGTTCACCAAAGTCTTCTCTGGTCACTATCACACTAGATCGGACAATGGAACAGTATATTACTTAGGAAATCCTTATGAGATGTTCTGGAGTGATCTGAATGATACTAGAGGTTTTCATATCTTTGATACTGAAACTCTGGAACATACTTCAGTCAACAACCCATACAAGTTGTTCAGGAACATCTATTATGAGGACACTGACCACCAAATGTTCAATGCCACTGAGTATGAGAACAAGATTGTAAAGGTGGTAGTTAGGAAGAAGACTGACTCAGTTAAGTTTGAGAAGTTTATTGACAAACTTTACTCTGTTGGTGTTGCTGAACTCAAGGTTGTAGAAAACTTTGACTTTGGTGGCATCTATGAAGAGACTCAAGAGTATGAGTCTGAAGATACTCTTTCTATCCTTGATAGATATATTGAGGAATCTGAAACACACCTGGATAAGTCAATCATCCAGAAGATGTTGAAGGAGGTCTATCAAGAAGCATGTGAGTTGATTTAATGTTTATTCTGACAGTTGCAGGCAAAGAGGTGGATGGTGCCTTTTCAGTTACAGATGATGATGGGGAACAAGTTCTCTACATCTTTGAAGAGGAGGATGATGCCTGTCGCTATGCTATGATGTTGGAAGAGGAAAATGATTTTCCTGAAATGAATGTGCTAGAGATAGATGATGATTTAATGGTAAAGACCTGTGAAATTCATGGTCATAGGTACACCATTATTACTCCCAATGATATTGTGATTCCCCCTGACATTTCTTATGATTCTTTTTAAAACAATCTCCTGGAAGAATTTTCTCTCAACAGGACAACATGAGACTAAAGTTGATTTCACTGAAAGTGGAACCACTCTAATCATTGGTTCTAATGGTGCAGGCAAGTCCACCATCCTAGATGCTCTCACCTTTTCATTGTATGGAAAGGCATTCAGGAAGATCAACAAACCACAACTGGTCAACTCTATCAATGAGAAAGATTGTAGAGTTGAGATTGACTTTGATGTCAACAATGTTCAGTGGAAAGTTGTAAGGGGAATCAAACCTGCTATCTTTGAGATTTACAGAGATGGCAAACCACTGGATCAGAGTGCATCTGCTGTAGATCAGCAGAAGTGGTTAGAACAAAATGTTCTTAAGATGAACTACAAGTCTTTCACTCAGATTGTGGTTCTGGGTAGCAGCACCTTTGTCCCTTTCATGCAACTGACTGCATCTAGTCGTAGGGAAGTTATTGAAGATCTGTTGGATATCAAGATATTCTCTGCAATGAATAGTCTGATCAAAGATAAGATCAGAGTTTATAAGGATGAGTCCAGAACTCTTGAACTGAAGAAAGAATCTCTCAAAGATAAGGTAGAGATGCAGCAGAAGTTCATCAAAGAGATTGAAACCAAGAGTCAGACTGATATCAAATATAAGAATGATAGGATTGATGACTTAGGTCTTCAAGTGACTGCATATATGCAGGATAATGAGAAGTTGGAAAAGGTCATTGAGTCATACAAGGAAGAACTCAAGTCCTTTGAGGGTTCAAAGGCACAACTTCGTAAACTGAACAATGTTAGGGGTAAACTGTCTGCAAAGATTTCACATATTGAAGAAGAGTATCAATTCTTTAATGATAATAGGGTTTGCCCTACCTGTAACCAGGATTTGGAAGAAGAGTTTCGGTTAAATAGAATTACAGACTCCAAAAATAAGCAAGAAGAATTGCAGAAGGGTTTCCAGGAACTTGAAGAAGCAATTCTAAAGGAGGAGATGAGGGAGTCCAACTTCAATAACATCTCAGATGTAATTTCTAACCAACTTAATGGCATTACTAAAAACAATACAAACATTACTAGTTGCCAAAAACAAATCAAGCAACTTGAATCTGAAATTCAAACTCTTACCGAGGGACTTGCAAACAGAAATTCTGAGAATGTAAAACTAAAAGAATTTAAAACTAATCTCCAAAAAACTTATACTGAACTGGGAGAGAAAAGAGAAAGGACTTCCTACTATGACTTCACTTATAATCTTCTCAAAGATGGTGGAGTAAAAACAAAAATCATCAAGAAGTACCTTCCTCTTATCAACCAGCAGGTTAATAAGTATCTCCAGATGATGGACTTCTACATCAACTTTTCACTTGATGAGGAGTTTAATGAAACAATTCAATCACCAATTCACGAGGACTTCTCGTACTCATCCTTCTCAGAAGGAGAAAAAATGCGTATTGACTTGGCACTTCTCTTTACTTGGAGGGAAGTTGCCAGGTTCAAGAATTCAGTCAATACCAATCTCCTGATTATGGATGAAGTCTTTGATTCCTCTCTTGATGGATTTGGGACAGATGAGTTTCTCAAAATCATCAAGTATGTCATCAGTGATGCAAACATCTTTGTGATCTCTCACAAGACAGGAATGGAAGACAGGTTCCAGAGTGTCATTAAGTTTGAGAAGAAGCAGGGATTCAGCAGGATGGTCTGATGGCAATATATGAACATCTTGAAAGTGGCAAGAGATTTCTCTTTGTTCACATTCCCAGAACTGGTGGTAGATTTGTAGAAAAGAACCTAGAAGCATATGGATGGGACTGGGACAAATGTTTAGGTCTTGATAAAAAATATGACTTCTACAATAGTGTGGAACAGGCACACTTCCACAGAGAATACTATGAGAAGTATTATGATGTGAAAGATATTCCTCACATCTGCATTGTCAGAAATCCAATAGACAGATTCATCTCTGCTTCCATCTATCTAAAGAAGGCATATGGAGATGATATTCAGGAGTTGATGGAAGATGAAATGTACTTTGATAGTATGATTCACAACCTTCCCTTGGAAGGTTCATATAACTGGTATAGACCACAAGTTGACTATGTTTCAGATAAGACTCATATCTGGAAACTAGAAGATGGTTTAGGAGAAGAGTTCTCCAACTGGTTGAGTGATATTGTGGGTGTCAATGTTCAAATGGACAATGAAGTCAAGTATTACAAATTTGACTATGAGGACAACAAACTGAAGAAGACTGATGCTCTTATTGAGAGAATCAAAATTTTTTACGGGAAAGATTTCACTGCTTTTGGATATAACAAATAAAATAAATACAGATATAGTTGCTTACCTATAACCTCCCATGTTAAATGAAGGAAATAAGAGAGACGAATATTTAAAGTCAAAAGGTGAAGGTGATAAAGATGCTGCTCTCAGAAAGAAGGGAGAGAGGGGAGCAAGATATAGAGATGCTGACACCCATAAGTCTGGAGAGAGGACCAACAGAACTTATACCAATAGTGATACCCTTCAGCGTCAGCGTAAGGATGCTCACAGAGCAGAAAGGGGAGCAAAGAAATCAACCTCTAGAAGACTGGATGATATGGATCGTAAGTATCACAAGAGGTTCCCTGAAGATAAACCAAAGGGGACCTATGAGAAAATGTCATCTGCTCAAGTCAAGGGAAGAAAAGAGGTCCTTCAGAAAAAAGGAGAAAAAAGAAGAGGTTTGCGTAGTCAAGCAGTTCGTGCTATAAGTAGGTCTCTTGGTGGTGGATACGCTAGTGAAGGCACCTTAAAGACCTTTAAAGATTTTATTGCAGAAGCAGCAGTAAGATGTGACAATATGTAAAGCAAATCTAAAGAAAATATATATATACTCTGGAGTTGAGAAAAAAATAAGTTCAACTTTACTAAAAGACAATACCCCCCCCACTTTTTAAACTGACACAACCTCCCACCCCACTGGGAGGTTTTTTTGTATACTGGTGGAAACCAGACAGAAACCAATGGCTGTTAACTACGAAATCAAGTCTCAACTTGCCAAACTGCTGGCTACTGAAGACCTTGTGGTTGAGAATAGGAATGTAGAGACTGCCTCTTTCAATGTTGATACTAGGGTTCTGACTCTTCCTATGTGGAAGCGTGCTTCTAGTGTTGTGTATGATATGTTGGTTGGTCACGAAGTAGGTCACGCTCTCTACACCCCAAATGAGGATTGGGAAAAGAAAGTGAAGATTCCTATGTCCTTTGTCAATGTGGTGGAGGATGTTCGTATTGAGAAGTTGATGAAGCGCAAGTATGCTGGCATTGCCAAGAGCTTCTATGGTGGTTATAAAGAGTTGAGTGAGCAAGACTTCTTTTGTCTTGAGGGTGAAGATATTTCCAATATGAGTCTTGCTGACAGAATCAACTTGCACTTCAAGATTGGAAACTTTACTATTATTCCTTTTTCTGAAAAGGAGAAAGATATTGTTGATATGGTTGGTTGCACAGAAACCTTTGCAGATGTTCTTATTGCTGCAGAAGCACTTTATGAATTCTGTAAGGAAGAACTGAATAAAGAGGAAGAAGAGAAACCAAGTAATCAAAGTAAATCTGGTGGTGGCAGCAGCAATGCTCCATCTGGGTCCAGTGGTGAAGATGGTGAGGAAGAAACCTCTAGTGAGAGTGGTACTCAATCACAAAAGGTTGAACAAGAACCTGAGGTGACTACTGATGAAATGTTCAGTGAGAATGTAAAAAGTCTCAATGGCAACCTGGATGGTTATGAGAATCGCTATTGTCAGGTTCCTGATATTGATCTTGACATTCACCTCATCCCTACTGCCCAACTGCATCAAGGTATAGAGATGCACTGGGTAAAAGAAGAAACTCCTCTTTACTATGAAACTCCTGCTGGTAAGACAGTAGAGGTTCGTGGTGACTTTAGTATTGCTGACAATGCATATAATGAGTTTAAGAAGAATGCCAGTAAAGAGGTGAATTATCTGGTCAAAGAGTTTGAATGTAAGAAGTCTGCAGATGCCTATGCACGTGCCTCTGTAAGCAAGACTGGAACTTTGGATTGCTCCAAACTCCACACCTACAAATACAATGAAGATATTTTCAAGAAGATCACTATTGTTCCTGATGGAAAAAGTCACGGTTTGATTTTTGTTCTTGATTGGTCTGGTTCAATGGCAGAGTATCTTCTTGATACTGCTAAGCAACTTTATAATCTTATTTGGTTCTGTAAGAAAGTTGGCATTCCCTTTGATGTCTATGCTTTTACTCATTCTTATCTGAAAGAGGATAAGGATGTGAAGAAAGTTGAGAATGATTTTGTGGTGGACAAAGATTTTTCTTTGATGCATCTCTTCAGCAGTAAGGTTTCAAAGAAAGACTTTGAGAAGCACCTTCTGAATATTTGGAGGATTGTATACACTTTCAATAACTATGTGAACTATCAGATTCCATCTTCTCTACAACTCTCTGGAACTCCTCTTAATGAATCTTTAATCTGTCTCTACAAACTTATTCCAGCATTCAAAAAGCAAAACAATCTACAGAAAGTCCAGTGTGTGATTCTCACTGATGGAGAAGCAGCTCCTCTGCCTTCTTACAAATATTACAAGAACTACTACACTGGAGAGGATGAACTTGGTTGCAGGGGTTTGGGTGCCAACTCTTATCTTCGCAATCGTAAGACTGGTTGTGTTACATATCTTGGATTTGAATATTGGAAGTTTACTGAGGGTCTTCTGAAAGATCTGAAGGGTACTTTCCCAGATACAAACTTCATTGGAATTCGCTTGGTATCAAGCAGGGACTTTAGTTACTTCATTCGTAAGTATGATAATATTTCTGATGATGTGCTGAAAAAGTCTAAGAAGGAAAAATCTTATTTCATTAAGAACTCTGGTTATGATTCTTATTTTGCTCTAATGGAAAACTCTTTGTCTAATGGCACAGAGTTTGAGGTTGAGGATGATGCATCTAAAGCAAAGATCAAGTCTGCATTTGCTAAATCTTTGAAGGCAAAGTCACTAAATAAAAAAGTGCTAGGTCATTTCATTGATTTGGTCTCCTGACCAATTCTGAAACTGTCTAAGGGGGGGTCTACAGCACCCCCTTTTGTTGTATAATTAATCTGTTGAACAAACAACTCACATCCGATTATGGCACTGTCCACTGAATATGTTGTCTCTTCACTCCAGGCACTTTATGGAGATGTAGTCACTTCTGGTGACGTTCGTGCCTGGTGTGCTATGAATGACAGTAACTATCAAACTGTGACCCGTAAGATTGACAAATATAAAACTGGTCGTGGTAAATGGAATTTGACTGTTCAAGAAGCACAAACTCAACTGGAAAAAACCTATCAAGCGCCTGCTGCTTTGCCTGCTATTGAGCAAAACCTTATCCCAGAGAAAGATGATACCTTCGTCAAGTTTGGTAATTATGGGGACATTCGCAAAATTATTCAGTCCCGTCTTTTCTATCCTAC